TGGAGGTGTCTCAACTGGAGCTTTTCTCCAATTAAAAGAAACATCTCATACTTCCTTAAATAGTCCCACATTGCCTTTTGAAAGAATTTACTAATCCAATAAGGATAGGGTTCGCCTTTAGTGATCATTCGGACCTTTAAAGGTTCCGGGATCGCATATGTTTCGGCCCATATATTATCCATACCATTGACTCCTAAAGGAAGGTGTCGATTAGGGTTGAGTTCCAAGTACTTCGCCATAGCTTGTTTAAAGGTTGGAGCAGACTCCCCGTAAAAGCTATGTAGCTCTCCAGGTGATCTCTCCTTCATAGCGACAAGGTCATTAGATTCCAATCTGAAATTTAATTTTTCGGTTACGCCATGAAAGATTTTGGTAGGATTAGTTGACTCGTAATCTACGCGCCAGAATCCTCTATTTTCCATAAAACCTTCACGTATAACTCTCCGTTGTCCTCCATCTGCAAACGGCGCACTACAACCGGCAGAAGTGCTCGGTTCATACAGCCGTGGTGATGGGCCTCTAAACTTGCAAACAAATCGTTTGGCATATGATTCAAAATTTTCCTTAAAATCCTCGAGGGTGTCTCCTTCGAGAGAGCTAAAGGGCTCGCGCTGCATGACCTCATAATGGTCATAATAAGCCGAATCAACATAACTTTTCGGCACAGTCGCACAACCCCGCTTAATTCCAAGAAGGTAAGAACACCATAACGTAAGGTTCTTCTTATTGACCTTAGTGCGGTAACCAAGAGAGGAATCTTTTCCTCCCCCCATAAGCCTGTTCTTCAAGATTTGGTATATTTTACCCTTAAATATTAAAGGTTTTAAACCAAGTGTCGAGAAACCCTCAGGTTCCTTAGGTAAGTCATTCCTAAGGAACTTGGCCATTGGCCAAGCGGTACAATATTTAGCACATCTAACGAAATTAGCTTTATGAAATTTGTGAACATCCAACATAAATGTTTGGAAATGTTTCACGTCTATTTTTCTAACTTCATCAAATAACTGGTGGAAAAGGACCTCTATAGTTGAACGCACAAAGGAAAGAGTTGCTTTTAGCTCCTCCCACTTCGTAAGTTCTAAGGTGAAGATCCATCTGTCTAAATATTCCCTCCTTTCGAGATATATACTATCAAACATGTCCATACAGCTGAGTGAAAACTCAGAATTTGGTATTATGAGAGTATATATGGGGTTTTCTCGAAGGTTTATTAACCTTTTGAGACGCCTCTTGGTCTCTGCAATTTCAATATCTATATTTTTATATCTTTCGTGTAAGACCCCAGAGCCATCTCTGGTATGGGAGTCACACAAAACCACATCACAAAGTTCT